TCCCTGCAATCGAAGACGCGCAAGACGCAGCGATCGAAGGGATCGTCAACAGCGGCAAGGGTAGTCGCGCAGTCTGGTGGTGGCACATCTCGTTCATCAGTGCCGAGAAGCTGGCGATGATGACCGTTAAGACGATCTTGGGGATACGCACTGGTGACTTTTGTCACGGTCGATCAGCCACTTCGATCACTTTGGAAATCGGTGTGGCAGTGCGCCAACAGATTGAGTTCCAACGGTGGCAAGCGACAAGCAAGAAGACGTCGCAAGAGACCGGTGGTCCCGACCTTGCAGCCAAGCTGATCAGTCGCGCAAAGAATTTCAATCAGCGCCAGTGGGGCAACTGGACCCGCAAGATCGATGAGATCGAAACGCTTGATTGGTCTCGCGATCAGAGAGGACACATCGGGGCCAAACTGTTGCAGCTAGCCGTCGAACACACCAACGGGTTTTTCATTCTGAAATACGTGCAGATGCGGAACAAGACACAACGACAAGTCTTTCTGTCAAACGAGTGTCAAGCGATGATCGAAGACATCCACAGCCGTGTCGAGGTGGTCACCCCCGCGATCAAACCAATGCTGATAGCGTCCAAACCGTGGAAGTGGTGTGAGCGTCTGGGCCGCTACAAGGGTGGCTACTGTATGGTCAAACTGGACTTCATACGTGGTGGTCTACACAAGCACACAGCTAGCCTCACTGATCCTGTCAGCCAGACCACGCTCGACGCCGCCAACAGTCTTGGTGCTGTGCCGTACTGTGTTGACGAGCCGATCTTGGATGTGGCGATGGAGATATACAATCAGGGTCTAGAGATCATTGAGTATCTTCCAAAGCCAGACCCTGTCGAACTGCCCGACCGTCTTGAAGACGATAAGTGGGAACGCATGTCCAAAAAGGAACGGGCGCAGTGGAAATACAATCTGACCAAGCTGCACGAAAAGAACGCCAGTGACGTCAGCAAACGTGAGAGTGCGATCCGCAAGTTCCATCTGTCCAACGACCACCGTGGTCTCGAACTGTTCCACCCGATCAAGATGGACACACGGGGCCGCTTCTACTACACAACCCCAGATTGGAACCCTCAAGGTGACGGGCTGGCGCGTGGGACCATGCGGTTTGCCAATGGTGTCGCACTGGGTCCGCGTGGTCTTTACTGGTTGGCTGTCCGACTGTGTAACACCTACGGAAACGACAAGGTGACCTTTGACGAAATGCAGGTCTGGGCGGCTGAACATCACGACCTCATTGAGGACAGCGCAGTGCAACCCTTCGACGGCTTTCAGTTCTGGGCAAGTGCAGACAGTCCACTTGAGTTTCTCCAGACGTGCATGGAGTGGACCGCTGCCACTGGCTGTGACAACCCTGAGACCTTTCTGTCTACCCTGCCGGTACACCAAGACGGCTCGAACAACGGGCTTCAGTTAATGTCACTGCTTGGACGCGATCCGGTTGGCGCAAAGCTGACTAATTGTTCGTCGGAAGACGCACGGTTTGACATCTACAGTGAGACCGCCGACGTGGTGAACGCTCTGATCGCTGAAGACATCCGCATGGGCAAGCGCACAGAAGAGGCGCACCGCTGGGTTGGCAACGTGGGCCGCGCTGAATGCAAACGTGCGTGTATGACCACCTCGTATGGTGTCACCCCAAGAGGCATACAAGACCAGTTGATCTCTGACGGGTTTGTGGACAAGCTGGACGGTGATCTTCTGAAGAACGCGGCGTACCTACGGGACAAACTGGTGATTGCTTTGGAGCAAACCGTGGTCGCCAGCCGACCGATCATGGATTACTTCCAGCAAGTCGCCACGGCACTGGCAGAAAAAGGTGTGGCGATGCGGTGGCGCACACCAGCCGGCACAACGATCCAGCAATCGTACTGGAACGTCAGCAAGACGGACATCAAGACCGTCATGGGGTCATACTTTTTGTGGGACGAGAACCCGCTCGGTGGTCTCAACAGCCGCAAGCAAGCACTCGGAGCGTCACCCAACGTGATTCACTCGCTGGATGCCGCGTTGATGCACCGGATGATTGTCGATCTCAAAGTGCAGGGCGTTACGGACGTGTGTGCCATACACGATTCATTCGCAGTCCATCCGTCCAACGTGGACATGATGAGAAACAGCATCCGGTCCACCGCCGCCGACATCTTTAAGGGCGATTGGATTGCTGATGAGTTCCACCCTTATGTCAGACGTACCGCCCAAGGTGCAGACCTACCGGAGCCACCAGTGCAGGGAACTTTCGACCCCAAAGAGGTGCTAGAAGCCCCGTATTTCTTCGCGTAATCGGTGGGTCAACTTTAAAGTGTGTCCTCTGTACCAAGCGGCGGCTTTTGCCAACTGTACACCCATCCGGTTGGCTTTCTCCCTAGCTGCAATTTCGCAGCCACCTTGCCCTCGCTGATTAATTTCAGTGGGGGCTTTTTTTTGTATCTAAAGGATCAATCGAATGGCTAAACGCCCAACCAAAATCGTAGTATCTCCACCCGCAACCGCTGCTTATGCGTGGCTAAACACTCCTGACGAGGGTCAGCAATATTCTGACGGTAAATACAAGGTTACCTTGTGCCTCAAAAAAGGTGACCCAACGGTCGAAACTTTCATCGCTCAAATGGCAGAGTTCTCCAACGACCTCGCTGAGAAAGAATTCGGCAGCGTACCTAAAGTTCTACGGATGCCGCACAAAGATGGCGATGAGAACAAGAAGGAAGAATTCCACGGTCACTGGACGATCACATGTAAGTCCAAGTACCAGCCAGGATTTATTGATGACACCAAGAAGCCACTGCCAGACGGTATGGTCCCAATGTCAGGCGATCTGGTTCGAGCGTCATTCGCATTGAACCCTTACGAAACTGGTGGCAACAAAGGTGTGTCAGGCCAGCTTCGAAATGTGATGCTTTGCGACAAACGTAACGCTGGCAATGATGACTTTGCGGACATCGCTGCAAGCGAACAGTCCTCGGACGATGACGATGACGAGTTCGACATCTAGCGCAGTGCGTCACCTCGGAGCGGCTGCGCTGACAATACATCTCGCAGTCACTCCGGTCCCAGCGTCACGACCTCGCGTGTCTCGTTGGGGAACTTACTACGGCAAGACCTACCAAGCTTTTCGTTTAGAAATGCAAAAGGCTTTAGAGAACCACGTCGCAGAACCAATGAGCGGACCTATAGACGTGGTGGTCGAAGCCGTGGTGCCAAAGCCACGCACTGGCAAACGTGCGTATCCACGGGGCGACGTCGATAATTACGCCAAAGGTATACTCGACAGCCTCACTACACATTCTGGAATCTGGTGGGATGACGATCAGGTGAACTGTCTGACAATCAGCAAACGATACGCTGAACCAGATGAGGCACCAGCAATCGTAATTCACTACGCAAACTCAAAGGGATAAACATGTCGCAAATCGACACATTAAAACGTCACTTTCGGATCACTTATCGGATCAACGACATGGAAGCGCGGAGCATGTACCGCATCCGTGCGTTGCCTCGAAGGATCAAAGACCTTGAAGTCATTGGGTACTCTTTCATTAGACAACGGAAGATCGATCCGACCGGTCAGCGGTTCGTTGAGTACGTGCTGAACCGCTCGGCGTCTGTCTATGAGGCGCAGCAACGTGGCCTTGGTTGAGACCCACCAGCCGTGCAGTGCGTGTGGTTCGTCGGACGCTCTGAGTGTCTACACGGACCACACTTTTTGTTTCTCCTGTTCGAAATACAGTTCGCAGGGAGAGACCATACGCCCAAAAAGGAAACAGCCAGTGAGCAACCTGATTACCAGTGGTTACTATTCGGCACTAAAGAACCGCAAGATACGTGAAGAGACTTGCAAAAAATTCAGCTACCAAATCGCAGAACAGAACGGCAAGCCGGTGCACGTAGCACCTTATCGCGATCAATCCGGTCAGCTTGTAGGCCAGAAGATCAGAGCGGCTGGCAAGCAGTTCTACACGACCGGCGACATGACTGAGGTGCAGCTATTCGGTCAGCATCTGTGGACCAACAAAGGCGGCAAGCGTATCGTCGTGACTGAAGGCGAAATCGACTGCCTTGCGTACCACCAAGTGAACCCAACATGGCCTGTTGTGTCGATCCCAAGTGGTGCACAAAGCAGTCCCAAAGCGATCACCCGAAACATTGAGTTCCTCGAAGGTTTCAACGAGGTGGTCTTTATGTTCGACAACGACCAAGCGGGTGCGGAAGCAGCACAAAAGTGTGCCGATCTGATAACCCCAGGGAAAGCTAAGATCGCCACCACGCCTCTTAAAGATGCTGGTGAGATGCTGATCGCTGGTCGCGTGAAGGAACTAATTTCGTGTGTCTACGAAGCGAAAACCCAACGACCTGACGGTGTCGTTAACGCAAAGGAACTTTGGGATGACATTAACAAAGATATCGACATGGGTGCGCCGTATCCGTTTCCGACTTGGAATAAAATACTTTATGGTCTGCGTGACCGTGAACTCTTGGTTCTCACGGCTGGGTCAGGCGTTGGCAAAAGTACGATCTCGGCTCAGTTGGCCTACGATCTGGCGGTAAATCAACAGCAACCTGTCGCATACATCGCGCTTGAAGAGAGCGTCAGCCGTACAGCACTACGGTTCATGTCGCTTGCTGCAAAAAAACCACTGCATTTACCCAACGATCTGACCGAGGCCCAGCGCAAAGACGCATTTGACTCGTCACTTGGACACGGATTGGTGACGCTGTTCGATCATTTTGGCTCGGCAGACAGTGACCACCTGTTAGCGAAAATGAGATACATGGTGGTCGCGTTGGGCGCAAAGTTCGTGGTGTTAGATCACCTGTCGATCTTGCTCAGTGGCGCAGACTTTATGGTCAGCAACACGGGGTCCGAGAGACAACAGATCGACTACACAATGTCGAAGCTGCGTCAGTTCAGCGAACAGTACGGCTGTTCGATCATACTCATCAGCCACCTACGCAGATCAGGTGGTGACAAAGGGTTCGAAGACGGAGCCGAACCAACACTTTCGTCCCTGCGTGGATCACAATCGGTGGCGCAACTCGCAGACACCGTGGTCGCTGTCAGTCGTGACGCTTCCGGTGGTGAAGACATACTGAAGGTCGCGTGTTTAAAGAATCGATACGTGGGCATAACGGGACCAATGGGTCACCTTGTGTACGACCACGATACAGCAACTCTCTATGAAGCAAACCCAGACAACTTTGATGACATTGAGGACATGTAACAAAATGGATCAACCGGATATTCTTATTGCCGACATTGAAACAGATGGACTACTCCATCAGCTAACCAAAGTGCATTGCATTTCGATTGGCACACTGGATGGCACGGTGACGTGCTACGCCGATCACCCTGACTACCCACCGATCTCGCACGGCCTCGCCCGACTACGCACCGCCGACCGTGTCGTATTTCACAATGGAATTGGGTTCGATTACCCAGCACTCGCGATGATCTACGGTGATGACGTGATGGATCGCCACTTGATCTGGGACAGTCTTATTGTCTCACGCCTCGTCCAACCTACCGGCAGACGTCACAGCCTCGCGGCGTGGGGTGAACAGTTGGGATTCGAAAAGGGAGACCACGACGATTGGTCTCGCTTCACGCCAGAGATGGGGGCGTACTGCGATCAAGACGTCGCCGTAACGACCAAAGTCTATCAGCACCTACAGACGCTGATTGATTACACGCTGGGTGCTGCGATTCAATTGGAGCATGACTTCGCGTGGGTCATCCATCTGCAAGAGCAACACGGGTTTCGCCTAGACGTCGAAGCGGCACAAGCGTTGGCGGTGGAGATGCGTGGCGAGATGGTGGAGATCGAAGCGGAACTGCAAGAAATCTTCCCGCCCATCACGCACGAAAGGTGGAGCGAAAAGACCGGCAAGCGTCTCAAGGATCGTATAGAAATCTTTAATCCTGGAAGCCGTAAGCAGATCGCTGAACGCCTGATCGCTAAGTACAATTGGAAACCCAAAGTCTTCACCCCCGCCGGTAGTCCACAGATCGATGAAGGCGTGTTGTCGATCCTCAAGTACCCAGAAGCCAAAGCACTAAGCAGATACTTTAGGTGCCAAAAGCAACTCTCTCAGATCAGTGAGGGTGACAGCGGGTGGCTCAAGTGTGTCAGCCGTCGTGGTTATGTCCACGGCAAGGTCAATACTATTGGGACAACCACGTCGAGATGCTCACATTTCGGCCCGAACATGGGG